TTTTATGGTACTTTGTGCAAAAAATATCTCTTCTTAAATCAAAAAAATATATGGCAGGAATAAAGAAAAAAGCATCGGTAAGTACTATTGATGCTATTAAGGATAAGTTTTCTACAAAGACAAAGTATAAACCAGAAGATTATTATTCTTGTGGTGAGCCTTTTTATAACGCTTGTGGTGTGCCTGGTCCTGTTATGGGGGGGATAAGTATGTTCTTGGGGCATTCCAATACTAGTAAAACAACTGCTATGATAATGGCTGCTGCTGACGCACAAAAGAAAGGACATTTACCAGTTTTTATTATCACAGAGAAAAAATGGAATTGGGCACATGCTGTTGAATTGGGCTTGAGTGCGCAAATAAATGAGGATGGTGAATGGGATGGGGATTTTATTTTTAATGATTCATTTGATTATATTGAACAAATGACTGAATTTATAAATGAAATTTTAGATACGCAAGAAAAAGGCGATTTACCATACTCTATTCTCTTTCTAATTGATAGTATTGGTTCAATACCTTGTAAGATGACATACGAGGGTAAAGGCGGTAAGATGCACAATGCAGCGGTTTTAGCTGATAAGGTTGGTATGGGAATACATTCTAGGATATCAAAATCAAAGAAGGAAGATTATCCTTATCACAATACATTAATTGCAATCAATCAACCTTGGGTTGAATTACCAGATTCACCATTTGGTCAGCCGACAATTAAGGCAAAAGGTGGTGAGGCACTTTGGTTGGCATCTTCTTTAATATTCTTATTTGGAAATCAAAAGAACTCTGGTATTAACCATATAACGGCAACAAAGAATGGAAGAACTGTTTCTTATGCTATTAGAACAAAGGTTTCAATATTGAAAAACCACGTTACAGGTATTGCGTATAAAGATGGTAAGATACTAGCTGTACCCCAAGGATATTTGCCAGATACAAAAGAGGCCATTGAAAAATATAAAAAAGAATATTCACAATATTGGAATGGTATTTTGTCTGGAGATGGCGATATTACCTTTTCAGAAAAAGACGATGAAGACGCTATAATCTTTGAATAACATGAAGAAAACCCTGCTAATTGATGGCAACAACTTATTTACAATAGGTTTCCACGGAGTAAGAGAATATTACGCTGATGGTAAGCACATTGGCGGGGTTTTCCATTTTTTAAATACAATTAGATTATTTCTTGAAAAACATAATCACGATAAAGTTGTTGTATTTTGGGATGGCAATGAAAACTCATTAATAAGAAAACAGATATACCCCAAGTACAAAGAGAACCGTAAAATTTCTATGGATGACCACAAGTATGAATCTTATTTATACCAGAGAGAAAGAGTTAAAAGTTATCTTGAAGAAGTTTTTGTTAGGCAATGCCAGGCGAATCAGAACGAGGCAGATGATTTAATTGCTTATTATACACAGATAGCCGAAGGTGAAAAGATGATTATATTTTCAGCGGACAAAGATTTAACCCAATTAATTGGAGAAAATGTAACAGTATATTCACCAAGTTCAAAGACTTATAGTAAGAATGGGGATTTGATTCATTTTAAGGATATTGACATACCACATAATAATGTCTATATTTATAAAGTAATTGTGGGGGATACTTCTGATAATATTGATGGGATATCAAATTTTGGTGAGAAGAAGTTAAAAGCATTTTTCCCAAACTTTGAGAAGAGAGATTACCAGTTGGATGAAATATTAAGTGAAGCGAAAGTTTTGCTTGAAGAAAAAAAGAATAAATCTCTGGATAATTTGGTATCAGGTATTAGCAAATCTGGTTTTGTTGGGGAGGAATTTTTTGATAAAATTGGCAGAATAATTGATTTAAAAAATCCGTTATTAACGGATAATGGCAAAGAAATGGTTAATGAGGTTTGCAACGATAAGTTAGACCCAACTGATAGAAGTTATAAGAACTTATTGAAGTTAATGAATGAAGATGGGTTCTTTAAATTCCTTCCAAAGAAGGATGATGCTTGGGTCGATTTTATTAGACCATTTATGAAATTGAGTAGAAAAGAGAAAAAAAATTAATAATTAAAACAAAAAAAAACGATGAAACAAACTGATGTAACAAAAGTTGAATTCTTACTTACGCTTAATGAGAACATTATTGTGCAAAGATTTTTGAATGTAAAAAACATTAATCCTAATGTTAAGAAATCCTATGAGTTATACGAATCTGTAAGGTATTTTGCTGAAGAATTATCTTGGTTTTTGAAAACTAAAGCAGTTCAGTATTTGACTGAAAACCAAACAACTATTACAATGGATCCAGATGTTATGAATACATCTTCAACAGATGGTGTCGAACATTTTAATATTTATATTAAGATAGCAGACCAACTAGTTTCCCATAGAATTATTGATGGTAAATTGTATCCACCAAAAGTTAGATACACAGTTGATGTTAGACCTTTCATTAAAGATTATTTAAAAGAATTAACATCGGTGTTAGTTAGTCCTAATCTAACCCACGAGTATTTAGAGAAAAATTTATTATCTAACTAATAAATCATTTTAAATGTCCAAAAATTTTGATTACTTGGGACAAACGTTCCAGTTGCAATTAATTAACCAAATTATTTTGGATAAAGAATTTGCCAGAGCAATAATTGATTTTATAAAAGTTACCTATTTTGATAATAAATATTTCAAGTTAATCATACAAATGATTAAAGAATACTATTCAAAATACGAAACTTCCCCCAACTTCGATACTTTGGAAGTTGTTGCGAAATCTGAAATTAGTCAAGAGTTAGCATTAAAGATTGTAATTGATACTATTACAAAAGTAAGAAATGCGCCTCTTGATGGTGTTGAGATAGTTCAAGACAAGGCTTTAAAATTCTGCAAACAAGAAGAGGTTAAGATTGTTCTGGAGAAAGCTCAAAAGGTTATTAATGAAGGTGATTTTGAATCTTATGACCAACTAGAAGAATTATTAAGATACGCCCTCCAAGTGGGGGTTAAAGAATCCAATGGGTTTGAGGTATTTAATGATTTGGTTGATGTTCTTGATGAGGATTATAGACACCCCATACCAATGGGTGTTAAGGGCATAGACGTCCTCTTAAAGGGGGGTTTAGCCAAGGGGGAGGTTGGTATTATATTCGCAGGTCCAGGCATCGGCAAATCGACTCTATTGACCTTAGTTGCAAACACTGCTTTCAATAACAACTATAATGTTTTGCATATATTCTTTGAGGATAATCCCAAGATTATACAAAGAAAGCATTTAACTCTTTGGACTAAGATATCCCCAGATGAGTTACCAAATCATAAGGATATAGTTTATGATACGGTTAATAAAATAAAAGAAAATCATACTAATAAGTTAATTCTAAAGAAATTGCCATCTGATACTTTAACTATGAATCAGATTAAGAATCAAATTAGAAAGGTAATTGCTGATGGGATAAAACTTGACTTGGTTGTCTTGGATTATATTGATTGTGTTGTACCTGATAGACAAGGTAATGATGAGTGGAAAAACGAGGGATCTGTTATACGTCATTTTGAGGCTATGTGCCACGAGTTAAATATTGATGGATGGCTTGGTACACAAGGTAATAGGTATGTTTCGTTAGATACTATTGTGGATATTAAAAATAAGGGTTTGATTTATATAAAGGATGTGGTGATTGGAGATAATATTCTAACACATAAGGGGTATAAAACTATTAGTTATGTATTCCCTATTGAGAAACAACCTGTTTATAAAATTAAGACAAAAAGTGGAAAGGAAATAAAAGTGTCAGCAAAACACAAATTTCCAACATTAGGTGGGGGTTTACTATCAATTGATAGTGGTTTGTCTGTTGGTGATACACTTTTTGTTAAAAACACTAATATTATTTTAGATGAAATTGAATCAATTGAATTGGTAGGTAAAGAGGATACAATTGATATTACTGTTGATGATACTCATATGTTTTACGCTAATGACATTTACACACACAACTCATCTATTTCCTCACAAGTGGTAACAAATGACCAGATGGGGGGTTCGATAAAGAAAGCGCAAGTAGGTCATGTTATCATTAGTATAGCAAAGAGTTTACAACAAAAAGAGATGAACCTAGCAACTGTTGCGATAACTAAATCAAGAATTGGTAAAGATGGCATTGTATTTGAGAATTGCAAATTTGACAATGAAATGCTTGAAATTGATACGGATACCACGGCAACATTCTTAGGTTTTGAAGAACAGCAAGTTGAGAAAAAGAAAGAAAGGATTAAAGAATTATTAGCAAAGAAAACAGATAATTTTTTATGATAAAGATATTTTATACTCAAAAA